TCAAATGGTTTTTAAAATCAACTGCTGCGCCTTCTTCTTTGACATACGTTTGCCGGGGACATTTCCCCGCTTGAAATATTTCGCCAGCACACTCAGCATGGGCATAAGAATCCGATACTCCGCTCGATCCTCGTCACCGTCCAGAAATCTGTCGAGCATTGGAATGATCTCCGGACGGTGCTTCTCGACGTAAGCACGGAACTCTGCGACGCGAGTCTTTATGAAAACAAGATCGCCTTCTTTTTCGCACCGATGCTTATAGTCATTGCTGGGCATGATGTCGTCAGCGATCATCGAATCGCCGTTTTTGTTGGTTACGCTGTCGAGCGAGAGAGCGTTATAGTTGATCGAACGGACGTGATATTTCCTACGGTCGAGGATTTTCCCCAGCGCGAAATTGAAGTTCATGCTCATGTAATTGAAAAACAGCGCTGGACTATCAGAGACAGTGAAACTCTCTGGATCATACTTTTCAACAATTTTATTTTCGACAATAAAGATCAGAATCTCTTGTGCTACGTCATCGAAGTCAGAAGCGTTGAGCTTGTAATGCGAACGAAGCCAGCGGACGTTTCCGTCCGGGTTCATTTCGACGTACTCGGCGAACGTCGCCGGGGCCTTCCAGTTTTTTTCTTCGGTGAGGGGCATTGTTTCTTTGTCTGCTGTTCTAATTGCTGAAATACTTGTTCCTTTAACGCATCCCGAAGTTCCGGGGTGCAGCTTGAGTGGTCATACAGTTCGTCAATCTTCTTGAGTTCGTTGATAGCCCATGTCGCTGTTTTGGGTTTGTTCATTGCTCTGACCTGTTAGGAATCAAAAAATATTCCCATGTCCCAATGGAACGACGACGTTTATCCACTGTGTGTGAGCCGAACGCTTTCTTGCGGAGATGTCGCAATTGAGAACTTGCAGAGCTTTGCGGAATGCCTGTCTGCTCCTCAATTTCAGCAAGACTGACCCATGCGTTAATGTCGCGACAAAAAAGCATGAAATCGGTCAGGACTTCTAGCTGAGTGCGCAGCCGTTTGCCGTCAAGTTGAATGTCATAGTCAGGACCCAAAGTGCTGGGTCGCTGCGGGTGAGCTGGGTGAAAAGTGTCCATTGAAAAAACCTCTCTGTAAGAGAGGTTCGTATTCATAAAACTAACTAACAAACAAAATGGCGACCCCTCGCCAAGAAGAGTCGCCACGTTTAGCATTGTTTTCAGGCAATGTGCTACGTGTCTAATACTCAAAAATGGTGACCGACAGCTAAACCTTGATCTCGACCACGTCTTTAACGTTCCCCACGCCCGCGTCGAGAATCTGCTGCGCTCGTTTGATTGCATCCCCGACGTTCCGAGCACGGACGCGCACGGTGAAGACCACCTCGTACTGTTTGTTGTCGATTCCTGTCTGAATGCTGTCTGACATGATTCCCATATCAATGTTCTCCCTATCTATGGGGCCGGCAGCGGCAAAACTTCGCAAACATCTAGGGAATTGATTTAGGGGATTTTTTTTTCCAGTGTTGATGGGGTTTCAGATCTTTTTTCGATACCGCAGAAAATCGGCGGACTTCAGTATTCGTTAGTGCGGGCGCGTAAAGCGTCGAGGGAGACCGCCTTCAGTCCCGGTCTCCCTCAAATTTCTTTTCCGCACAACTGAAGCAGGCTCGCAACCTGAGTGAAAACAATTAAAGGACTGAATATGAGCAGAAAGCTCGCGACAATCATTAAAGACTCGCGCATCCCCGGTAAGTGGAAGCGCGTGCTCGAAGCCTACGCAGCCACGGCGAACAACGATGGCACCAACATTTACAAATCAAAAACTAAACTTGGCGACCTCGCCGGGGCATCACCGGACACGATCTATCGTCAGACGCCGGACCTGCTGGCATGCGGCATCCTCACCATTGCCAAGACGCACATGTGCAAAGTCGAGAACTGCAACAAAGGCGCAACGCACTTCACCGGGAAGTGGGGGCACTACACCACAGCCTACGATTTACACATCGACCAGTTGCAAAATGCAGAAACCTACCTTTCTGCAAAACACCAAAAGGTGAGAGCCGCAAAATGCAGAAAGGTAGGTGACGCAAATTGCGGCACTACTCTGACCATAGAACAGACTCAAGCGCCTTCGGCGGCACCCAAACAAGACTCTTCCGCTCTCACGAGCGGTAAGTCAGTTAGTCAGTTAGTCAGTCAGTGTACGGACTCGCTTCGCTCGCCGCAGGTTGAAGACCAAGAAAAAAACAACACCAGTTCGGGCTTGGGTGATGGAGCAGAACAAGATCAAAAGCAGAAACCCGATGCGGCTACCGTTGAGGTTATGACTGAGGTTGGGATGTCGGACAAGGTTCCCAAACTACTGGGCTTGTATTACTTCAGTAGCGACCATGACAAAGAGCTTCAGATTATTGCTGAAGCTCTGATTAACCGTAACCGCTCTCTCTTCTGGTTGGAGGACCTGGTTGCTTGGGCGAAGCAGCACCAGTTCTGGAAGAAAAGACTCCACAATGGCAACCGTGCCGTAACCCAACTGGCGAAGTTTCTCGCTGCCGGTGATGTCAGTGAACAGTTCGATGGTCACCTCGTAGCCAATAAGTTCGATGTGTTTGATGCCACAAACATCAACAATGCTTACGTGCAGAAGCACTTGGTGCTGCCGACAACACCCATTCCCGAAGGCTCAAAGGTCGAGCAGCTTTACGCCGAGGGTAAGTGCATCGGGGTAGCAGTTACGGTTCCGACCACGGAACAGATCATGGCGAAGAACAAAGCTGGTGCCAAGCAGCAGCGGTCTGAAGTTTGATAATGTAAACATTCGCGAACTTCCCAGTACTCATTACAGACCGAGAATGGAGATAAACATGACAGCAAAAACACAGAAAAAGCAATTGACCAAAGAACAAAAAGATTTTCAGAAAGCATTTAATAACTTTTCCCGCAGCATTGATAATTCGGCTCGACTACTCAAGAAAATGGAAAATACAGGCAATCCAGATGAGCGCGCCAAACTGATGCCGGAGCTAAAGAAATGGGGTGCTGAATATCAAAAAGCTATTGAAGCAATGGAGCAGGCACTTGGGCATCACTAGTGCCCAATTTTTCGACTACTAAGTAATTAAACAGAAGAGTTCTTAAGGAAACAAGATCATGAGCATTTTCAATGAAGCATCAGATTTGGCGTCCCAATTGGTTTTTGGGCGCTATTACCAAACGAATGAGCCTTGCCTGAAGCTCGACAAATTAGTCTTCCTCAAGGGCGACTCGACCGAAGTCGTCACAGCTCATTCGTCATGGGCTGAGACCGCCTCCGCCATCGAGCGACTGCTCCATGCGGACTATCGACTAGTGAGCACAAATCAATGAGTCTGCCTGAAAGGACTCGCATGTGGTCGCAGCATACATGCGAGTGGCCCATTGATCTTGACTATAACAACATCTGCGGCGTGACCGCTCACTTCAAGCAGAACGGCTACCGCTACTGCGGTGAGCATTACGACATTCACATGGAATTAGAGAGGGACTTAGGCGAGGAACAACTGACTCTTGTGGATTAGCCCTGATTTCGGTCAGGGCTTTACTTTTTATATCAGGGATACCAAGGAGAACAAGGGAAAGCTCAAAAGGTGTGGGGACTGGTTTGAAAGTTACTTTTTCTTCTTTGCGATGCGGGTCTTAACTTTTGTACGGAGATGCTCAACCTTCCAAGAATATTCGGCATACTGCTCTAATTCATCTGCCTTGAGATGGTTTGTAACGTCATGCTCTTGGGTCTCAGTTTTTATGATGCGGTACTTTTTGGGGAGACTAGCTTTAAGACTTGCAATCGCACCTTTGTAATACTCTGTGCCTTCCAACGATTTGAGCGTAATGTGCTCCTCCGACCTTTCAGGTCCTTTATTCATAAACGTCCAGCCATCGTTTTCTACGTTCATGACGAGTTTGCCGTCATCAACGCTGACATAGCGGTCTTTTGCACCCATCAACGTAAACCTCGCGATCCATTTTATCAAAGCGACTTTCGCGAGATAATGAAGAAATATGAAATGCAAACGAGCGATGTTTTACAGGGAGCGGTATGTGCTATCACTAACAGCGGTGCTCAAGTTCCAAGCAGATGCACGGAGCCGTGTCGAAATCAGCGAGCAAGACCGCGATATTGAACTCCTCGGTGCAAATGACATCACGCATAAGGAGTTGACTCTCATTGAACACGGCAACGCCCTCAAGAATCACGTAAGAGAGTGCAAGAGATGCGCTCGACCGCCTGACACGCTAACTGTGTTGACAAAGTCATTCCCGGAACTGTTCTGATTGCCAATTTTCCATTCGTGCTATCCTGACCCGCGAAAGCTGAGGAACGAGTATGAGCCAAGGAACCGCAACCGTGATAGGCATTGGTCTGACTTTTGTGGTAGCTGCTGCCAACTTTTTCTATAGTTTTACAAACAACAAGAAGACGCGATTCGTGAACACCGTGACGACCTCTAGAATCAAGTGGATTGATTCGCTCAGAGACAAGGTTGCGGCATATATTGCGGTTACGGTTCACCTTCAGAATCTGGTGATGCACATGTCAGATCGAGCAGACAATGTCCACCGAGAACGGGATACGTTGGTGGAACAGATCATTATGCATCTCAACCCTCGCGACGAGGAGGACGGAGCCATCCAAGTCCATGTCGAGAGACTCGTGACGTTAACAGATGGTGTCCAGTATGAAGAAATGGGAAGGTCTCTCATCCTGCTTCGTGAAGCAACCCGAGCTTATCTCAAAAAGGAATGGGATAAGGTAAAACTTGAGTCAGAAAAGGGGCGATTGTCTAAGGACAACAAAAAATCGCAATCGTTGCTCACTCCCGAAAAAGCAGCACTCAAATGAGTTCAAGGCTTCAATGGAATAACTTCGCCGCTTTTTCAAGCAAAGTCGCAAATGGCGGAGATACCACGCCAAAACATGCGATGCCGGACCCGAACATAAATTTGCGATTTAGCAGAACCTTGAATCGGGCAATCGGGTAAACGATTCGTGAGGCGATTGGCCAAAACAGCTTATGTAATAGAAAGAACAGCAGAACGCAGATGAAGGATACAGCAGCGACGCCCGTCGCGATATTTAGCCCTGTAACGTCGGCTGCATATATAGTCATTCTGTTTCTTCCAAACCCCCTGTCGAGCGAAAAAGGGATCACGACCAACACTCCGACAACTCCCAACTGCACTATAAGAGCCTTAACAAACTCGATGACAGTTGGTTTTATAAGCAATGACCGTAATGAAGCTCTGATGATTAACGCCAGAAGAATGTCGGACAAAAGACTTGTGAAGAGAGCAGGAAATTTTGAACCATATGCGGCTCCGATAATCATGAACCGAAAAATATAGAGATTGATGTACATAAACGTTGGTGTGAAGAAATAAAATGACAAGGGCAATAAAGGCATATAGCTAAGAACAGTCGTGAGTCGCGAGGGATATTTACTAGCTAAGGCACCGAGTCCAAAGCAAACCAGCGCAAGAATAAGAGATGGGACGACAAGCGATAGTACTGTGATATCGCCAAAAGCAGAAGAATGTGTTAACACAGTCGCTGGTCGCCAAGAATAGGAATAATAAACATTGAAGGCACGATAGCCGTAACCGGAAGCAAAAGAAAAACAGATGGAAACCCCAACCATTCTCAATGACACAAGACGTTTTCCGAGAAGTCGATCAAGAATGCGGTTGATAAATCCCGCGACCGTGCTGACGAGTGGCAATGACTCGCCTATCTCACTGCGTTTCTTCAGAGCTTGGGATAGCTGTTCTATCCGGTTCTGTAACTTGCCCTCCTCATCCTCATAAAGAAAAAACCCAAGATATATGGCGAGAGCCCCTAGGGCTCCGACAAAGACCTTGAGAAGCAGATGAATTATCTGTGACATGAAGCGATATTGTGAGGGAAAAAACGATTTCGGTACAGAGATTTCGCGCGCCTCAAACCGATAACAGGTCAAAAACAGGATTTTCGAGCCTGCACTTTACCTGTTATCCGTATCCATCAATAGATCACTGCACCCGGCACCGGGTATTTGCCCAAACTGTTTTGTGGGTAAATCTTTGGGAATGCCCTCTAAAACCCTCGTAAACACTGAGGATTTAATCGACCCTTGGGTAACAAACCCAAGGGTGAGTGTAGCAATGCAATGGAAAATGAATGAACGACAACGAAAATCAAAGTCTCGGTAAGCGAGCGACCCAGTTCAAGCCGGGGCGCTCGGGCAATCCGCGAGGACGACCGCAAACAAAATACATCACTGCTGCATACGAGCGCGTGCTGTCCATGGTCGTGCCTGATGAGGAATTGAGCGGACGCTTAGCCAAATACAAGGGCACGGAAATTACATACCTCGAAGTCATGGCTCTCGCACAAGCACAGATGGCAGCGTTTCCGGGTAAGAAGAATAAAGCTGCTGCTGTCGCTGCCATGAAAGAGATTACTGAACGAGTCGAGGGCAAAGTTCCATTGCACCTCAAAGGCGACGTGACTCATACACACATCGAACTCAGCGATGAAGAACGACGCGCAAGAATACTAGCGATAGCGAACAAAGCTTCAAACGTTATCGACGTGGAATTTACTGACGTTCCTGCATTGCCGGAAAGAACAAATGAATAGACCAATCAGCGTAACAGGCTTGCAGTGTGACACAACGGCTCCTACAGGCGTGCGTTATGACGGAGTGAGGGTTGAGGGTGCATTCATTGTCTTGCGCTTTCTAGACGAGCGCATACGCGAAGAACGCGCTAATGGATTCGTGACTGAATGGGTGTTGTACGTGGACAGATATTTCAGCAGTGACGGCAAAGAGGTCATGCGGGAATCAGGTGAGCTTGAACAAGCGATACGAGAAGAAAGAAAAACGCTTTGGGCTTCGATATGGGCCGGGGTGCTCAAGGTGATTGCTTAGCGTGAAGCCCGTACCCCCGGTCGAAAAAACCGGATTATTTGGGGAGGCTTGGAGCTGAGCACCAACATCGAATTTCCAATTTTTTGAGAAATTCGCCTGTCACCCTTGCTGAGGCGGAACATCCGGAAATGTGCGGAGGTCACCTTGCACGTACTCGTGCTCAACGTTGCACACTTGGCACCGGATGCGGGTTGGGTTGAGGACCGTGAACGTTACCCGGTCGCCCTGACGTAATGGACGCTCATTCTCCCAAACATCACCAAGGACAATGGCGGTTCCACAATTGGCCGTTTTGCACTCAACTCCATAAGGAACATTTGGCATAGCTGCGGATTATACGCTCCGCAAGATCACCAATGAAAAGCTTTTGCAATACGAGTATTAAGTTAGAGGAATAAAACACATGACACCAACAGACGCACTAATAGAGATTCAATCACTGCAAAGCCTAGTAAGTATGAATGCCCTGACCCCTGAGCAGGCGCGTTCCGTCCAAGATGTAATCATTGCATCCCTTCTAAGCACCGAGAACCCTAAGTAAATGACCCTCAAGGACTGGACTCACGCTCATACTCGAACCGCCATCGGTGCCCTGCTTGTGCTCGGCTGCTGGTGTTCCTGTTTGTGCATGAAACCCGCAACAAGGGTCAGGACATTGCGGAACTGAAAGCTTACATCGCTCAGCAAGAGACCGACCGCGCTAACCGGGACTCGGATAACAAAGCCGCTCTTGCTGCTGCCAATGTCCGGATTCAGTCGTTGGAGAATTTGAAACAGCAAGTGATTTCCCAACCTGCTACGGCTCCTCAGATCATTCACGATTACATTCCGACCTCGACCCCGATTCAGCAGACCGCGCCTGTCACACAAAGCACATTGCCTGACGCTCCGGTTGCAGTCCTGACCAAGAGGAATGAACAGGACCTGGCTGAGTTCGGGCTCACCTGTTCCCAATGCTCGACGGAACGGGACGCTCTGAAAGCTACGGTCGCCACTCAAACGAAGGATATCCAGACTTTGACGGCTGAACGGGATAAAGCTCTTTCAACCGCTAACGGCGGTTCGATCTTCAAAAAGACTTTCACGGTCTTAAAACTTTCCGCGTGTGCGGGACTTGGCGCGGGAGCAGGCAGCACAGTTAAAAAGCCCGGTTCCGCTGCAATAGGGGCAGCAGCCGGGGCAATCACTTGCTCCCTGATTGGACGCTAATGAAAACAATTACACCAGAACAACTGACCGCTCTGATTAAGTCAACGGGCTTCAGCCTCATCCCCTTGGCTGAGGAGCTGAACCGCTTCTTTGCCGCTCCCGAGTTGTCCGAAGAAGAGTTCGCTGAGCTTTTTAGAAATCTGGATTTGAAGTTTCTGTGATAGACCTCTCCACAATTGATTTATCGAAACTGACCGACGAAGAAAAGTCAGAGCTTGACCATCTCATCGAACAAGACCGTATATCGGAACTCTCGGGAGACCTGTATCAATTTTTCCTCGAAGCATGGAAAATTCTTGAGCCTAACACTCCGCTCCAACCCTCATGGCATTACAAATACATTTGCGAATGGCTCATTCTCGTTGGCACCGGGAAGTTCCGGGAACGCTTTCCTCACGCTGAGGGCTTAATCATCAATGTTCCGCCTCGCTCCGCCAAATCGACTCTGATTTCGATTATCTTTCCGGCTTGGTGCTGGATTGCGAACCCTACGCACCGTTTCATTTGCGCCTCATACGCGCTCAAGCTTGCGGAAGATCAATCCATCAAGAGACGCGCTCTCATCCTGTCGAGTTGGTATCAGCAACGTTGGGGCAAGAAGTTTGTTCTTCGCGAGGATCAAAACACAAAAGCTGAATTTTATAACGATAAGACCGGGCAAATGATTTGCGCCTCGGTCGGCTCGAACCTGATGGGCAAGGGCGGCAACATCCTCATCCTTGACGATCCTCTCGACCCCGAGCAAGCCGCCTCGGATGCTGAACGAAATGCCGCGAACAAATGGTTTGAAGGAACGTTCTGGTCCCGCGCTAACGATCACTCGAAAGACGTTTTCATTATCGTCATGCAACGGTTGCATGAGGACGATGTCACCGGGAATCAACTTCTCAAAAATAAAGATTGTGTGCCCGGTCAAGAGAACTGGATACATGTGAAGATTCCGCTTGAGGCTGAGGATGACACTGAGATTGTGTATCCGGTCTCGAAAGAGAAATTCATTCGTCCCAAGGGCGACATTCTCAACCCAGACCGCAACACTCCAATCGTTTTGGCTGCTCTGAAGAAAAAGCCCAAGGTCTTCGCTGGTCAGTTCCAGCAGCGTCCGGCTCCGGCTGAGGGAAACATAATCAAGCGCACTTGGATTCGTTATTGGGGAGACCCAAGCAATACAGAAAGTCCAGTATTACCGGAAAAATTCGACCGCGGACTCCAATCATGGGACTGTTCGTTCAAGGGTAATGCTAAATCTGATTACGTGTCCGGACTGGTCGTCGGTGTCAAAGGCTCGAATCGTTTTCTCGTTGACCGTCGATACAAGCAGATGTCTTTTCCGGAGACCGTCAAAGCGATTCTGATGACTACCGAAAAACATCCATGGGCTAAGGAAATTTGTATCGAGGACAAAGCCAATGGGCCGGCAATCATCGACTCACTGAAGCAGCAGATGACCGGAGTCATTGCGATTAACCCCAGAGGCGATAAGAAAGAACGTCTCGAAAATGCCTCTCTGTCATTGGAGTCCGGCAACTGGTATTTTCCGCATCCGTCAAAGGCTCCGTGGGTCGAGGAATTTATTGAGAACCTCGTCACGTTTCCTAACGCTCGTCATGACGACGATTGCGATGCTTGGTCGCAAGCTGAGAATCGTATCGGTCAAAAGGGCGGACCATCTGCATTCCTCGAAGCGTATGACCGGATGCTCAAAAAGAAAGCCGCTCCTGTCACTGTCCTGCCTCCCGACGAAATCCCCGTTGAAGATATTCCCGCGCCCGGTGTTCAAGTTCCCATCCTCCAAGCCGACCGCAAGCTCTTAGCCGGAGAAACGCGCTAACCCCGTATCTATCTGATGTAACTCCATGAAACCAAGGTTCGTTAATGGCTGGTAAAACCAATATCGACCCCGGCGTCGTTGCGCGTCTCGCGGGTCAATCAAATACACAATCGAACAATCCAGCCGACAACTGGTTTCCTCCTCTCGCTCCGATGAGTGTAGTCGCACCGAAGGAAAGCCCCGCTCGTGTTTTCGATTACGCGACGGGAGTAAATCTCACTATCAATCCCCGTCCTGACGAAGCTGTCACTTATGAGCACATGCGTTTTGTTGCTGAGGAATGCACTCTCGCCAAAATGGCGATTGAAACCCGCAAAGACCAGCTCGGTAAACAGCGTTGGGACATTCGTTACAAGCCTGAAGAGGTTGAAGGCAAAACTTCCAAGCAGCGCAAGGAAATGACGGCTGCTGACCCGCGCCTGAAAGAGGTCCGCGGCTTCTTCCGTTATCCGGACAAAGAACTCCCTTGGGATGCTTGGCTCCGCAAACTCATTCATGAGGTTCTTGTCACTGATGCGCCTGCTCTTGAAATGAACAGGACGTTCGGCAAAAAGCCCAATCGTCTTTTGATCGTTGATGGAACCACGATCACGCGCAAAATCGCTTTGGACGGCACAACTCCGCAATCGCCTAACGTCGCGTATCAACAAATTATCAAAGGCGTTCCATACGCGGAATTTACGACCGATGAATTGATCTTTCGTCCGCGCAACCCTCGCGTCAACAAGCTTTATGGCTTTAGTCCGACTGAGCAAATCATTTTTCAAGCGAACATGATTATGCGTCGTGAGCTGTCCAAGCTCAATTACTACACCGAGGGCAACTTACCTCCGGCTCTCGCCTCAGTCAGCAAGGATTGGAGCGCTGACCAAATCGGTGAGTTTCAAGCCAAGTTTGACGCTATCAACCAAGGCGACCTTGGAGCGATGCGTCGTTTGCAGTTCATTCCTGAAATTTCCAATCTGTACCTCCTCAAAGAGGCGGTACTCAAAGACGACGCGGACGAATGGTTCGCGAGACTCGTCATGTATGCGTTCTCTCTGCCTCCGACCGCGCTGACAAAGCAGATGAATCGCGCAACGGCGGAACAAGCTGCTGAGTCCGCTGAAGACGAAGGGCTCGCCCCGCTTATGAACTGGGTCTCCGACCTGATGACCTATGTCATCGAGAAATTCTTCGGTTACACGGATTTGGAATTTATTTGGATTCAAGAACGCATCCTCGACCCGAAGGAACAAGCCGACACACTGAAAATTCTGGTTGACGAAGGCGTAATGAATCGCAACCAAGCCGCTGAAAAGCTTGGTCTCGACCCAATCGAGGGCGGAGATGTTTACACAGTCGCCACAAGTAACGGTCCTATTCCTCTTGAGGAAGCGGTCATGAGCACCGCTGACAAGCAAGACGCGGGAATCATACCAACTCCGCCTAAGCCGGGAGTTCCGGTACCGAATGAAAACGTTCCTGACCCGGCACCTGATAAAGCAAGTGGTGAACCAACCGTTTCGCCTGAGAAGCCGGACGCGAAGAAAACATTACGCAACGAAATAGCAAAGCACCTGAGTGAGATTTACGAGGACTTAAATCCCGAACTGAGAGACCCGGTCATCGCGGCAAAGCTGTTGGAACTGGAACGTAATGGCTAAGACCGTTTCTGTTTCAGGTTCCGCAACAACTCCGGCAAAACGAAAAGCTGAACGCGCTGTCGCAATCGCCCTCAAGAAGCAATTCAAGACGACAAAAGAGAACGTCGTCCCCAAGATGGTGAAGAAGTACAAAGCCATCATTGAAAAACACCGCAAGGGTTTGAACGACGAAGCGGATTTTGTTCTTAAACAACTTGACCTGACTGATTGGGTTGAGCTGGTCGAGACCATCTCCGGTTCTCTTAGTGACGCTGAGCAAGATGCTGCCAAGCGAGCTTTGACCTCACTCAAGGTCACCGATACGGATCTTTTTGACAAGGTTAGCGAGACAGCGGTCTCCGCTGCTGAGAACCGCGCTGCTGAACTCGTCGGCATGAAATGGAACGGAGACAAGCTTGTCCCGAATCCTTCAGCCGACATGGCGATTACGGAGAGCACAAGGAACGGTATTCGGCAGTTAGTCGTTAAGTCGCTTACCGATGGGCTCACCGTGGACCAGTTCGCCAATGAGCTTGAGAGTTCATATCAATTCTCCAACCTCAGAGCGGAAACGATAGCACGAACCGAGTTAGCGTCCGCTCACGTTCAAGGCACCCTCACGGCTTGGAAAAGCTCCGGGTTGGTCGAGGGCAAACGTTGGTTATTGGGCTCGGAACATCCCGGCATTGAAGACGAGTGCGACCAGAACGAGGCGGATGGGGTCATCGACCTTGATGACGTTTTTTCATCCGGCGATGACGGTCCTCCCGCGCACCCGAATTGTGTTTGTGCGGTCGTATCGAGTTTGAAAGTGGCAAAGGAAGAGTAATGGCAAATATTTTAGACAAACTATTTTTACCGATTCGGAAGATTGATACAAAAAACCGAATCGTTTATGGCGTTTTGGCCGCTGAGGTTCCAGACCGTACGAATGAAATTCTCGACTATGACGGCTCAAAGAAGGCTATCGAAGCATGGCGAGACACCGCAATCAAGAACACTGGCGGCAAGTCACAAGGCAATCTCCGTGTCATGCACACTGACAAAGTCGCTGGAAAGTTCACCGACATCACGTTCGATGACAATTCCAAAGAGGTCCTATGCGCTGCCAAAGTGGTTGACGATGCCGAATGGAAACTCGTTGAAGAGGGAGCGTACACCGGATTTTCGGTTGGTGCTCGTGTTGGCAAGCGCGAAAAAGACGCGACGAATCCCAAGCTAACCCGCTGGACTATCGGAACGATGGTCGAAGGAAGTCTCGTCGATCTTCCATGTATTCCGACTGCAACGTTCGATGTGATGAAGGGTGACACCCTTGTTGAAGCGCGGCAATTCAAGATTCACCCGCTCGATAAACAATCTTCGTATCTATCGTCAGTGACACACGACTTCAAAACAGTTTTCAAAACGGTTTTTCCGTCTCTGGACAAGATTGGCTCCGCTGACCGCTCCATTGGAGTGCTCAGAACGATTGCTCAATCAGCCGGAATAAAGAAATCGCTATGGGATGCAAGCGACCTATGTTGCGTGCTCATGACTGTAAACCGAATCCGTTTGAACTTAACGGCTGAGGCACAGGTCGAGGGCGATGGCTCGCCGATCCCCGAGGAACTCCGTAGCTGGTTGGACTCTGGCGCAAAGCTTCTGCAAGACCTGATTAGCGAGGAAGCCGCTGAGCTTACTCAAGACGCTCCTGTAGTCCCGGTTGTTGAAGTGGATATTTCCACTTACTCCGACACAAAGATTGATGCAAAGAAAAACGACACCAACGAGGTAAAGAAAATGGTTGATGAAACAGTAAAGGTCGAAGAGACCAAAAAGAATGAACAGTCCGAAACGAAAGTCGAACAAACGGACGTAAACAAATCGTTGGATGTGGCTACCAAAAAGTTTGATGAGGCTGTTAGCACACTGGGAAAGAAGGCTGAAGAGCAGGACATCGCTATCAAAAGTCTTACCGAACTGGTTCAGACCGTGGTTGAGGTACTCAAGGTTACTCCAATGCCGACAAAGAGCTTTTCACCGCAAGCGGTTGCAGTGAGCAAGGCTCAAGACGGAGTGGATGCCACTAAGAACACCGAGACACCGAACGACGCACGAAGCGCGTTCAAAGCGGCCCTTGCTCCTGAGAATGCAAAGTCGATTTTTCCTCGATAAGCATTTCCAGATTCGCGAGTACGCAACGCGGCTCAACACTAGCAGTAACAAAACACAAATCTCATTAAAGGCTTTTATATATGTCTAATATCACCGAACAAACCGAGTACATGCGCAAAGCGATGGAACTCGTTCAGAAGGCTTCATGGACTCAGAATACGGGCTTGGTTGAATTCAACCTTGAGCGTCCTGCAAAGTTCTTGGTTCCCGTTCTGACTCCACTTCGTAACAAGATTGCCCGTGTCAAGACCACAGGCGGAACACAAGCGAACTGGAAAGCAATCACTTCTCTCGATACGTCGAATTTTGAAGCAGTCGTAAGCGAAGGCAACCGTGGTGCTGAAATTACGCCTCAGGTCACTAACTACGCTGCAAGCTTTGTCGGCATCGGTCTTGATTCCAGTTTCACTTTTGAAGCTGAGTACGCTGCTGAGGGCTTTGACGATGTCCGGGCTCGTAACAGCGAACAACTGCTCAAGCAGACAATGATTAAGGAAGAGTCTTACATCCTTGGTGGTCTCGGAACTTTTGGTCTAGGTACGACACCAACCCCAGTTGCGGCTCTTGCCGGAACTTCACTGGTACCCGGTGCTTTGACTGACGCTACGGCTTACACTCTCTATTGCGTAGCTCTTTCCCTAGCCGGACTGAGCCGCTCGACAATTGCAGGTGGACTGCCCGGTCAACTAACGAAGAATAATGCTGACGGCTCCGTTGACACCATCGGTGGTGGAAACGCGAAAGTCTCTGCTGTTTCCAATACCGTAACAACCTCGTCCGCTGGTCATAACCTGACTGTCACCGGAACTGTAACCGCTGTTCCCGGTGCTGCTGGATATGCTTGGTACATTGGCACGTCAGCCTCAACCGCTGCACTTGCGCAGATCACCACAACCAACACGGTGACAATTGCTGCTGTTCCAGCCGGAACGCAGAAGGCAAACGATGCAAAGCTTGGCACGGATTTCTCTGCTAACGCTCTTGTGTTTGACGGCTTACTGTCTCAGGCTGCAAAGTCTGGAAGCAATGCCTATCTGAAGTCCCTTGACGGTGCAACTCTCACCAGTGATGGCGCGGGCGGAATCGTTGAGATAGACGCGGCTCTCAAAGCTCAGTGGGACCAGAACCGTTTGTCTCCAACTGTGATTTATGTCTCCTCGCAAGAGGCGCAAAACATCAACAAGAAAATCATCGCTAATGGCGGAGCCCCGCTGTTCCGCTTTAACGAAAATGGTGGTGGTGTAACCCTCACTGCTGGTTCTGTTGTTGGAAGTTATCTGAACAAGTTCTCAATGGGAGCTGGTCAGGTTATTCCGATTCAGCTTCACCCGAACGTACCAGCCGGAACAATCCTGATGGTGACGGAAGAATTGCCTTACCCAGTTAGCAACGTGGACAACGTTATTCAGATGAAGCTCCGCAAGGATTACTTCATGCAGGAATGGCCCGTTGTTTCCCGTAAGCGCGGATTCGGTGTGTACTTCGATGGTGTGTTACAGCACTATGCTCCGTTCTCCATGTGTGTAATCTCCAACATAGCCAACGGCTAAATCAACAAATGGGGCTCTCGAAACTGGGAGCCCCAAAAACTTTGAGTATTAAATCCTCGACATGTTGGACATCGGCATGTCAGCTAGGGCTTGTAATGCTATCCGCAACATAACCCCGCCTGACATTCCTTCATTTTCCGCATCTCGGAACGGAATCAATTCATGACTTCATTTACACCAAATCTCAATTTGGGCAAACCCGATCACGATTGCGAATGTGGGTTCTTAAGATATGGCAACGCTAACATCAGCAACTTTAATTCCGCTCAATGACGGCAACATAACCGTCACAGGGCTCGCCCTGAGTGGTGTGCCGACAGCCGGGGCAACCGTCACCGCTACTCTTTTAGACGAGAGAGGCGCGATTGTTTCCGCGCTCGAAAATGTTTCGATGCTCGACGTTCAAGGAACCCCCGGAAACTATTCCGCCTTTATTGCCGGAACGTTCACAGCGGCTTCCGGCTTCTACCTGCTCAAGATCATCGCGAACAAGAATGGGGCTTTGTTCTTCACTGAGCAGCCAGTCACCGTTCCGTTCTTCTCGACAACGTCACCGATGCCCGTTGGAGCATTCGCCACGGTTGCAGCTTTAAAGCAGTTTGCAGGCAAAAAGCCCGAGGACCGGACGATGGATGATTTGTTTTTCCGGCTCATCAATCGCTTTGGTGCTTACGCTCTCAATCAGTGCAATCGAAAATCATTCTTGGAAGCTGATTACAGCGAGAAGTTCAACGGCAACGGCGGGACAAGATTGTCGCCCAAGTATGCCTTTGCGACATCTCCAATTGCAGCGATTGCGTCCCTGACCGTGAATGGGAAAGCAATTCCGGCTTGCCCTGATGACGTGCGACCCGGTTACGCCTTTGACAGCTTCACCATATACCTCAGGGGTTACAACTTGAGCCGGGGAGTTCAGAACATTTCTCTTACGTACTCTGCTGGTCTTGACACGATCCCGGTCGAGCTTGAGCAAGCGTGTATTGATGCTTGTATTTTCTGGCTGAACAAACGGGATTATCTCGGAAAGAGTTCCGTCAACGTTGCAGGCGAAACCGTCGCATTCGATAAAGCAGATTTGCCAGAGACCGCCTCAATGGTTCTCAAACAGTTCACGAGGCGGAAATAATTGGCTTTAGCGCTCACATTCAATGGTACGGACGCGCGGGTTATTTCTTGGCTGAAGAGTTGCTATTCAGAGCTTGCCGCTGTTCTCCGGATTTCAATGCTTAGGGAGATGATCGAGGTTCGAGATGTAGTCGTCGGGGAGAAGCTCTCCGGTCAGGTGCTCAAGAACAAGACGGGCACTTTAAGACGCTCCCAACATGAATCGGTAACTAGTGACGACAATTCAATTCGGGGAGCGGTTTCGACCGACCCGTCAGCATCGGCTTATGGGTATGCCCACGAATACGGCGGAACATTCGATGTCAAAGCTCATCTCCGCAAGAGTTCTCACAATATGCAAACTTGGGTTCGGGAACACAGTATTACGTTTCCAGAACGGTCGTTTCTGAGGAGCACTCTCAATGAGATGGCTCCGAACATCGTTGAAGGTTTACAGAATGCCGTCAATGAGTGGGTCGAGAAAAAGAATCAGGAGTAATCATGGATTTTGCACGAGAAGACATTTACAACGCCTTATTAAATTTATTGAAGGGACTCACTGGTATTCAGAACACAGCTCGCCAGTTCATTACTTGGGACCAGCTACAGCCCGAGGAATTGCCGTATTTGATGCAAATTGAGAACAAGGAAATCGCTGAGGTCAACGGACGCGGCATCCCGGTTAAGTGGTGCCTGAACGTTGAGGCTCTCGTCGTGGTTCAGTCCGCGAAAGGTGAGTCTCCATATCCGATAATCAATCCTCTAATTGATGTCATCGAAAAAGCCATTTTTAAAGACCCGAATTTCGGTCCAGAAACCCTCGGAGGCATGGTGTCCCAAGTGAGGATCAAAGGCACAGTCGAAAAGGGTCAAGATAAGCTCGGTACTCGCGGTTGGTTCATCGTTCCGATTGAAATCGTCCTCCCCGCCTAAATCACCTGTCCTCCGTCCTATCCCCGTATCTATCAGTGTCAGCACATTCATTTTCTGACACTTATTTATTCGTCCCTGTAAGGGTTAGTCATCTTGCGTGACGGGAAGGCTTTTAATATATGGCAGTTAATTTTGGTACGGGGACTCTTATCGCTACCCCGAGCGCGGGTGACCTCAACCCGAATCCGACCCCGATAAAGTTCGGAATTCTGCAAGATGTCAGCATTGATTTTTCAGGTGACATCAAAGAACTGTTTGGTCAGTATCAATTTGCCGTGGACTCAGCTCGCGGAAAGATCAAGATTTCATGGAAAGCTAAAGCCGCCAATCTGATTGGTAAGCAGGTTAACGACCTGTTGTTTTCTGAAACCTCGGTTACACCCATGGTGAACGTTGCGGTTGACGAGGTTGCTGGTGCAATTCCCGGTACACCCTTCAACATCACTGTCGTCAATTCCAGCGCATTTGTTTCTGATGCCGGAGTTTATTTCGTTTCGACTGGTCTCCCACTAACAAAAGTTGCGTCTGCTCCGACTGCTGGTCAGTATTCGGTTGCTGCTGGTGTTTACACCTTCAACACCGCTGACACTGGCAAGAACGTATTGATTTCGTATCAGTACACCGCTGCATCAGGTGGAAACGGTTTCATTATCAATAACCATGCGATGGGCTTTGGTCCGATTTTCCAAATTATCTTTACCAGCACATACAAGGGCAAGCAGTTCAATTGTCAGCTCAACGCTTGCCGTGCAAGCAAACTGGCAATCGCGACGAAGATGGACGACTACACCATTCCCGAGTTTGATGGCAGCGCGTTTGCTGATGCCTCGAACGTTATCGGAAAACTTTGGTTTTCTGAGTAATACCGCACACCTTTAAAGAGGGTCATCCCAAATGACCCTCAACCTTTTAAAAATCTCAAATCTTTCGGAGGAAAGACAAACACATGCACGATACAACTACGCTCGTTTTTGACGAGTGCATCTCTGACAGCGAACTCGCTTCTGAAACAAAAGCAATCGGACAAATCAAATCAGTACCTAACCCGCCTATTGACGGTGCTCACGTAATTTTGTGCGGAATCCCCGCAGTCGTTCCCGCTCTTAAAGCACTTCACCTGAAAAAGTTTGCCTCAACTATTGAACGCATTCGCAAAGAGGGCGAGACGATGCCTCAAGCCGAATTGATGGACATCACAATTCCCGTCATTCATGCCGCGATGTCTCGCAACTATCCGTCTCTCACAGTCGGTGACGTTCTTCATCTCGTGGACATTGGCGTTTTCAATGACGTAATTCTCGGAATCTTGGGACGTAGCGGATACAGGACAGCAAAGCCGGGGGAATAACAACCGGAGAGGAACATGCCCCGAATTGGGATTGGATATACGCCCATCTCACAGCCTCAGCCGGACTAACCCCAAGGGAAATTGACGAACTGGAATACGAAGACATCGGACGCCAGTTCGAGTATTACCGGAACGACCCGCCGACTCACATCCTCGTACAAGGCTTCATGAAGAGCTTGGGTGTCATCAAGGACAGCCCCAAAGCCTCTGACTCGCCCTCCGGCAAAGCCGAAATCACAGACGAGGAATTCAAGGAACTCTCCGGAATGTTCTCGACCTAATCTATGGCAGATAACGAATTACAGATAGTCACAACCCTCGACCCCTCCGGCATTAGGACCGGGGCTGAGGCTTCGTCCGATGCGGTAAAGAAATCAACGTCCGAAATGAAAGAAGGCTTTGCCGAAACTGGCAATGCCTCTCAAGAAGCAGCGGACAAGATGAATTACTCCATGACTGAGGCTCGTCACTCAATCATGGAATTAGGTGCGGAGACCGGGGTTCGTATGCCTCGCGCTGTCGCTAGTTTTGTCGCCTCAATTGCGCCCGTTGGGTCACTGCTTGCAGCAGCCTTTCCCGTCATTGCCGTTGTCGCTCTTATTGATGTCTTCAGTAAAGCCGTGGACAAAATCAAAGAGTTCAGCCAATCGACTGAAAAAGAAGCCGCTGCTTGGGTTGCGGTCGATAGAGCTTTCCTCGACAGCAGCGACCATATACAGCAAGGCATAGCTGAACAACAGAGACGAATCATCGAGTACACGCAAGGTCCACTTGCGGCTCTTGAATACGCGATGAAGCACCTCTCTTCAGTTGCGGTTCAAGTCTTTAAGGACATCAATGCCGCTTTAGACGGCTCCGTAAAAGGATTCGAGGAAAACGCGCATTTCTGGAACGACTATGGAGTTCGCGCTGATGATCTTAAAAAGTTCAAGAATGAGTTAGAAGCGGTTCGGACTGAGGCGGAAAAGAAATACTCCGGTGATGACGCGAAGATCAGGGACGCGAAGATACTGGATGCCGTCAACGCTGCGACCCTTGAAAAGATCAAAGCAATAAACAGAGAGAAAGAGCAAAGTCATCTCTCGGTTCCCGGTGATATGCATTCCCGTTCGGTGCCGAACTGGGACCCGGCAATCCTCGACAAGGAAATCGAAGGCGTTACCAAGCTCAACGAACTCGTCAAACAGGGCCAGGACCAGCTCGGTAAGAACAAGAAAGCTGATGAAGATCAGGATTCCGCTAAAAAGCTCGACGAGAAAAAGCAATTCGATGAGCAGGTCATCAATGATGACAAAGCTCTCGCTCTCAAGAAAGCTGAGCTTCAAAAGCAAACCGCTGAGGAATTATTCCAGCGCGGCCAGATCACGAATGAGCAATTGCTCTCTTCTGAGAAGACATTCAATGATGCCAAGTACAACGCTGAACGGGATGCATTAGAGCGAGAAAAGACCCTCGTCAATAATCAGCAAGGCGTTGACCCCCAAGTCAAAAAGACAAAGATTGAGGCACTGAACTCTCAGCTCAAACAGCTCGACGTTCAATACCAAGCCGACAAACAGAAAATCGAACAAGAGGGTTTTACTCGTTCCGTTCAGGACATTGTCAAGGCGGAGCAAGAGCAAGCCGCTGCAACCAAGGGCGGGACTCAGGCACGTATCCAGATTATCGAAGCGGCTCAGGCACAGCTCCGCGCTATGGGTGCTCAGGGTACCCAAGCATACAAGAACCTCGAAAAGGAAAAGACTGCTGCTGTTACTGAGGAAGCAGCAAAGCGGAAAAAGATTCAGGAAGAGACAGCTAAAGAAATTGCCAAGGATGAGCTTGTCACCGCTAAATCGACGCACGACCAAGACCAATCGCGGATCAATCAGGACAAGACCGCGCTCGAATCGAAATATTCTCAAGGCTTAGTATCCGCTCGGTCCTATTACAACCAACTCAACTCTCTCGCTCAACAGAAAAAGACCTCCGACGACGTTTACGCTGAGGCGGAATACAACGCTCAAAAAAAGGTCTTGGACAAGCAGGAAGCCGACGCACAAGGCGACGTGGACAAGCTCGCTCTGGTCTATGCACAGAAGAAGACTCTTGACGACCAGTACACAGCAAAGAAGCTTGCCAATGAAAACACATACGAGCAAACGGTTCTCGCCAATCGCAAAAAAGAAATAGCGGACTGGAAAAAACATCTCGACCAGATGAACCAAGAGTTCGAGACGACCATGAACGGAATGATTGACGGCTCGAAGACTTTTGGTCAGTCGATGGACGACATGTTCACGAAGATGGTCGAGAACTTCGCGGACAAGCTCGTGAAGATGTTCCTGCAATGGGCTGAGAACCTAATCATGATGTCGGTCTTAAAAGAGACGACCGACAAATCAGATCACGCAAAGTCAGTAGTCATAGACGCGAAGGATGCCGCTGCAAAGGCATGGGCATCAGGCATGAAAGCTCCATGGCCCCTGAACATGGTTCTCGCTCCGACTCTTGCAGCAGCAGCATTCACGGGCACGATGGCATTCGCTGAAAAAGGTGCTCTCGTCCCCGATGACATGTTGATGAATGTCCACAAGGACGAAATGGTGCTCCCCGCAAAGATTTCAACTCCTCTTCAAAGTGCTCTTGCTGGTGGTGGATTCGGCGGCAATGGCGGGAATTCCTTTTACGGCTCACCCATAACGATACAGGCGATTGATGGACCTTCCGTTCAGCAGATGTTGGACACCCACGGTCAGCGGTTCGCGGATCACTCCGTTAAGAGTCTGGAACGCGCCTATAAGAACGGACGGTTTAACTAATGGGCAATTCAATATTTCCAACCTTTCCGGGACTGACATGGGATGTAACAAAATCTCCCATCTTCAACGTTCAGACTCAGACGAGTGTTGACCTCAAGTCCGAGGTTCGGACTCTTCTCTCTGCAAACGTTCAATACAAGTTCCTTTGTAACTTTGAGTTTCTGAGACAGGACTCGGCTCGTTCTCTCGCTGAGATGGACACGCTTGAGGGTTTCTTCAAAGCACGGTTCGGAAACTTCGATTCCTTCCTCCTTAATCTCTCGACATTCACTCAAGCTCCGGCTGATTCGTCCGTGACAGGAGCACCAGCGGGAACGGGAGACGGAGCAACAACCACATTTCAGCTCCAAAAGTCTGTTGGTGGATTCACTGAGAACATCGACGCGGTCTCAAGCTCGGGCTTCAATCTTTACTGCAACGGCATACTCCGGAACCCGGCTCAATGCACTCTGAACGCGAATAACGGAACGGTCACCTTCAATGCGGTTGCAGCGACAATCACGAGTGTAAGTCTGACTAGCAACGTTGTTACCGTCACTTGCTCTAATACTTTGTCGGTTGGGCAACAGATCACCTTTGCCGGACTGACCACGGCAACATTCCTGAATGGGCAAACAGTCACGATTGCGAGTGCCTCGGGAACCCAGTTCACCGCCAATTTCACTCACGCGAATGCGACCTCTCATTCCGACACCGGAACCGCAACGGGCATAGCTGCCCCGGCTAACGGGGTTGTGGTGACGTTCGACGCTGCAACTTTTTATTACCGCGTCCGGTTCGAGCTGAACACCTACGACTTTGATCTTTTCCAGTATCGGCTTTGGAGCCTGAATTCGCTGACGATGCTCACTGTCACCAGTTAAACAATTTAACAACTTCCAAACCCAGTATCAGACAACATGAAGACCGCAAGCAGCACACTAATAGCAAACCTAAAAAATAACTCTCAGTTCTATCGAGCGGACCTTTATACGATCACGCTGACGGACGGGACTGTTATCACGTTCACGACCTACAACAAGCCGATTACGACACCCGATGCCCGGACGTTCAACCCAACGACCATCGGATTGAAGCGCACTCGGATGAGCGACAAGGTCGGACTTGAGGTCACAACCCTCCAATTCACGATTACGGCTCGGGACCAAGACACGATTGAAGGAATTCCAGTTATGGAGTTCTTAGCGGGAGGCGGCTTCACAGGAGCACTGATTAAGTTGGAGACGGCGGTCATGCTGACCAACGTCGATGCATCAGCCGGAGTTGTAATCGAGGGAATCTGGGAGATATCCGGAGCGGACGCGATTGGGCGATCTTCAGCGAAATTCACAGCTAACGCTCTGACCAATCGCCTAAAGCAACTCATTCCCAAGCCAATCATGGGACCGTCCTGTCAGTGGGTTTTATATAGCCCCGGATGCGGACTCGACCAAAGTGCTTTTGCGGTTAGTGGAACGGTGAGAAGCGGAACCACGGCAAACAAACTGGTCTCAGGATTTTCCAATCCTGATGGATATTTCACACTCGGAAAACTTCAGTTTACCTCGGGTGCTGGTGCGGGGAGATGGTTCTCCATTCGCATATATGCCACGGGGAACATTTATCCCATCAAGAGTCTTGGTTTCACTCCTGCTCCCGGCGATACCTTCACCGCGTACCCCGGATGTGACAAGACCGTTTCAACCTGCAAGAACACATTCAACAACCTCATCAACATCAATGCATACCCGAATGTTCCGGTGCCGGAGGCTGCAACGTAATGGTCCCAGCGGAACAAATATTGGAACAGCGTAAAGCCGTCATTGCTGAGGCTCATACGTGGATTGGCACCCCTTATGCCCACATGGGCAGCCTCAAAGGCGTTGGTGTTGATTGCGCGATGATCTTGCGCGAAGTGTACGGGAAAGTTCTTTCGTGGATGAAGGACATCCACATCGCCTATTACCCGCCTGATTGGCACCTGCACCAAGCCGACGAACGTTATCTCAACATGGTCCGGCAATATGCGGACGAGGTTGAGGAGCCGGAGCCGGGTGACATTGTCGTCGTTAAGTTCGGACGAGCATACGCACACGGAGCAATCGTCGTTGATTACCCGACCGTCATTCATGCTTACGCGAATGCGCGGCTAGTGGTGCTTGAAGACTTCAAAGCAAACAAAGAAATTGATACCCGGAAAAAGTTGTTCTTTTCTCCGTGGAAGAAATTCGGAGAAAAGTAACAGTGGGAATTTTCAACAAGAGTGGCGGAAAGAACGTCACACAATCTCAGCAACAGCAAATCTTAGGTGCGATAAGAGTTCAGAAAGCAGCATGGGGCGGAGTCATGCCCGTTGGATGGGGACAAGGCAGGCTCCCCGGAATCATCATTGATTACACGGATTTCAAACCTGTTCCGCACACTTCGACCACGAGCACCGGAGGCAAGGGCGGAGGGCACCAGACACAGACATCCACCACATACACATATTCAGCCGCCGTTGTCATCGGTCTTTGCTGGGGACCCATTCAAGGCATCAAGCAAATTTGGCCAAGCAGTGGGACTCTTCCGGTCGGACAAAACAGCGAGACGTTCTCAATTCCGAGCGGAGGTGGAAGCTTTACGATTACGCCTCCCGATGGTGGAACTTTCACAGCCGATGACGGTGTTTATTGTGCGACCGCATATTCCCAAACCATTGATGATTTCGGCTCTGATGGAAGTGACACGTTAACCGGGACTCAAAACATCCCATTCGCAAAAGTGACAGGAACTCCCGCCACTGGTCAATACAAGTTGTCCGGCTCGACTTATACGTTTGCCGCTGCTGACATTGGAAAAGTCGCAACCATCAATTATTCGTACAGCGTCCCGACCACAAACAGCACCACGGGAAACCCGTTGAGCATTCAGGGGCTCACGATCCTCACCGGAGCCAAGGGGCAAGGTGTCTGGTCTTACATGACCAGTGCTCACCCCGGCACGACTCACGCGATTGGATACACGCTTACAGCCGGAGTCGCTACTCCAAACATGGATTTGGGAACGGATGCCACTCCTCCCAACGATACATATGAAGTTCAGTTCGGGACTCAGTTCGGCGGAGGCATCGTCGATGCGAATCCGCGAGACATCGTTAATGATGCGATAACCAATCCATTTTGGGGAACAACATTCCCGTCAGCGAATCTCGGGGACCTGACCGCATTTAGCAATTATTGCGTTGCTAATGGGATTTTTCTGTCTCCAATCATCGACACTCAGACAGCCTGCAATGATTTCATTACCCAAATTTCAACTCTTACCAATACAGGCGTTTTCTGGTCCGAGGGCAAACTCAAGTTCGTTCCTTATGGTGACCAATCGACGGTCGGCAACGGTGCGACATTCATCGCGAACACGACACCAATTTATGACCTCACGCTAAGAGATTTCCTCAATACCCAAAACGACCCGGTCACCATTGCGATAACCGAGGTCGATGAGCAATACAACGTTACAGGACTAGAGGTTCTCGACCGGAGCAACGGATATAACCCAACCGTCGTTCAGGACATGGATGATTCGGCGGTCGAAGTCAATGGACAGATTCCGGCAAGCGTTCTCTCTGCTCATGAGATTTGTTCTCAGGCGATAGGCAGAACGGTTGCGATGGCTATCAATCGACGGACCTGCAACATCGTTCGCCAATTCACATTTACGCTCGGTCTCAAATATCTCTTGCTTGAGCCCATGGACCTCGTCACCTTGACCGTCGATGGTCGAAACGATCTTCAGAGGCTCCCGGTCAGGATCATCCAAAAAGATGAGGACGAGAGCGGCAATCTGATATTCACGGCGGAAGAGTTTCCATTCGGTTCCGCAACAACGACTCTCTATCCGACTCAGACGACGACCAGCTTTACCCACAACACCACGGCGGACCCGGGTCTCGTAAATACCCCAATCATCTTTGAGGCGAATGACCGATTCGCTCAATTCGCGGGAAACACTCTGGTCATTGGTGTCAGCGGTTCAGACCCGAATTATGGCGGATGCCAAGCATGGGTGAGTCAGGATGGAACATCATTCAAACAGATCGACAATGGGAGACTGTACGGCTCATCAAGGCAAGGAACGTTGTCAGCATCCTTGGCAAGTTCACCAGACCCGGACACCACTCACACACTATCTGTTGACCTCTCTGAGAGCCTCGGAATCTTAACGAGCGGCTCCGTAGCGGACGCGGACAATTTCGTCACCCTCTGTTTTGTCGATGGAGAATTGCTCTCTTACGAGACGGCAACTCCGACAGGGTCTTTCCAATACAATTTAGGAACAAGACTCCGGAGAGGCGTTTACAACAGCGTCATCGGAACTCATGCCATAGGGTCTAACTTCCTTCGTCTTGATAATGCTGTTCTGCAATTTCAATACGACCCAACATGGGCCGGCAAGACAATCTTTTTCAAATTCACCGCGTTTAACTCATACGGGAACATGGAGCAGAGCCTCTCTGAGGTGACTGCATACTCGTTCACCATTCCGGGAGCTGCTAAAGGCGCGGTCGATGCTTCAACGGGTGTATTCATCGCGTCTCAATACAGCGCGGGAATCACGGTTGATAATTCGAGCTTCGAGGCGTCGGTTGTAATCCCTCCTCCCGGCTGGAAAAACGTCAGCTCAACTCTGAGTTATGACACTTCAACTCAGCAATCCGGAACGAGGAGCCTCGTCGTCTCGAACAACGGAGGAGGTAACGGAGCGGTCAGCGCCCGTACCTACAAAGTTGTTCCCGGCGAACAATACAAAATTGACGGCTATGCAAAGCGGGTATCCGGCACAGGCACTGCCGTGATAGCGATTGCAATGTTCGACAGCTCAAACACATTCTTGAGTTCAATCAGCGGAAGTACCACAAGCTCAAGCTGGACACGGATCACGACATCGGGAACTGTCCCAACGAATGCAGCCTCAGCACAAATTCAATTAGTCATCACGGGCTCGGGAGCGAATGTCTCCGAGTTCGACAATATTCTCGCTTTGCGCGTTTCTTCAGCGGATGACGAAATCTCTGACGGAACGACCAAGTATGTCCCGCGCTCTGGTATCACCACAGGAACAGATGCGAGCGTTTACAACCCAAGTTTCGAGACCTTCCCGGATACTGCATCCGTTGCTGAGGGTTGGACTGCAAACTTTGACACGACCGGAACCGGAACGAGCTTTTCCAGAGGGACCGGGTTTGTCGGTAATTATTCCCAAACGATCACTAACAACGGGGCAAGCGGAGGCACGAGCATTGCATCGCGTCCATTCTCGGTTAAGCCGAATGCCCGTTACACGTTTGGAGTAAGAGCGAAATCGAGCGCGGCTAATCCGGGCTCCATGTATTTCCGCGCTCTATGGTTCGCCAATGATTCTGATTTCTCAAACAGTGCGAATATTGGTCTCAACGACATCGTCTCCGCTGGTGGACCGACCGCGTCGAACACATGGCAGTTGTTCGGTAACGCGCCTCAACAAGTCGATTTGTCAGCAGCATTCAACACCATCGCTATGTATTCCGATGGTCATAGCTTTACGACCGGACATGGAATCATTTCCATAAATGACTTTGGATTTTCAGCGACCTTGATGGGTTCGCAATTCACGTTTAACAACGCGCTGTTTCAACTCGGAACAGCCGACGCTAATAACGGGGTCATCTGTGGTGGACAAACGATTACATTGCCATCCGGCAACTTTGCAACTTTCCGGATGATAGGGTCTGCAATCAGCAGCGCATCCGGTCAGTTGTCTCAAAGTTTTCAAGTAAATTACACGGACGGCACTCACGACACATTCACACAGTCTTTCTCCGATTGGACTATAAGGGCCAGCTTTTCGGGCGAGACCGTCGCATACACCATGCCGTACCTCAATGGGACAGGCGGGAGTCATTCCAGCTTTAACGTTTTTATAAACGAATACGAATTCACTTTAAATGCTGCAAAATCGGTCAGCAGCATCGTGCTTCCGAGTAATGGGCTGGTAGTTCTATTGGCGATGACGCTGGTGCCAAGTGGAAGCGGAATCGTCGCTCCTGCAAAAGCCAAGTTTGCACGGATCATTCTGTACAACTGGGTAGGCACCTCATCCACAATTTCTTTCGACACAGTTACCGCACAATTGGCATCGCTCAACCCGGCTGACGGAGTGGTAACAGCCAACGGCACATTATCTCCATCAGTATTAGCCGGGAGCTTTTCGTTCACTCATGACACCTCTTCATATACATGGAGTTGGTCAGGGCTCGTCATTGCCCGTTCTGATGGAACCTCACGCGGCATTTCGGACGGGAGTCAGGCGAATACGAGTCTGACATCCGGCACCACATACCTCGGTTATCCCTTTTGGGACGACACCGCGAACACTCTCGGATGGGTGAGCGGAGGACACGGAGCACAAGGGTTCTCGTTCCTAACGACCGAGCGGTCGAACATGCTCTCTCAGCTTCAAAACCTCTTTCAGAGAATTTCTCTCAGCTCTGGTCCGCTTACCGCATCGACGACGACCTCAGGAAGTGGCAGCGGAGGCGGAGGGTTCGGAGGTTCCGGGAGTTGCGTCCGTCACACCATGCTCGTCGAGGAGCGCACTAAAGGAATCATCCCGGCGTGGAGTTTGGAAGTTGGCGACTGGATTCGCACCAATGAGGGCGGCGGCTGGACGAAGGTCGTATATGTCCAGCAGATGCCTCAGGACGTTTTCATTCGCGTAACCGTGAATGGGAAGAGCGTCGAGGTTACCCCGAATCACCCCTTCACCGCTATGGACGAGGACTGCAAGCCGATTGACATGATGTACGCTGCAAAGCTGTCTTGCCTGACTCAGCTATACGTTCGAGGCGGAGCGGACTTTGTTGAGGGCATACAGGTCATTAGAGACCCGAACGGGTACAAGATGAAAATCGCGTGTGAAAACATTCACACATTCTTTTCAGGCGAAGAGGAGCCTTACATCCTCACACACAACCTTCTTGTAGAAGGGACATAAAACATGGTCAAGACATATCACACAATTGATTTTGGGGAGTGGAAATTACTCACTAAATATTTCCATCCAATTCACGGAAGCCATTGGATGGCTATTCCGGACGCAAAGCTCAGCGAAGAGGATTGGCACGACATCTTTTTTAACAACAGAGACGACGGTGTCCATCACGTCCCAGACAGTGACAACCGAATTTTTATCTCGACTCACTTCATGGACGAGAGTTCAGAAGAGACATTCAGCGAGTTGGCTACGACCAAGGTCTCATTGCCTCACCCGATATTTCAAGGAACCGACCTCATTTGCACCCAACATGTAAACGAGCTGTATCCAATCTTTTGCAGTAGCGCGGCTTTGTATGACGAATTTGCAACAGATGAGGCAAAAATAGCCGCTGCTAGTCTATGTAATGTTCGCGATATCGTTACCCGGATTACCCAGTACCGTCCCGCGTTCCGCTTGAGCGTCTTCTAAGCCAGATCGAAGGGCGTTTCCCGTATCTATCAATGTGCTCTTTATCTTCATACGGGAAAATTCTGTCAAATGATTCTGCTCGAACCATCAGGCTTTATAAACTTCATACCCCCTGCTTTTCTTCCTTGGCTCTTGACCATTACCGGAACGTCCTTAGCCGGTATCTCTGGCTGGGTCCTTAAACGGTACATATCAGCCGGAGCCCAAAAATGGGATTCATTGTGTGAGGGCATCAATGCCTTAAATGCCAAGGTCGAGCTACAGAACACGAATCACTTGGAACACATTGAGAAAGCCACAGGAAAAACTGTTGAGATTTTAGAAGAGATGAGAACCGACCAAGCCGAATTGCTTGGGTACTTGAAGGGCATGAACGACGCGAAGTAAAGCACGGAGGAACAAATGGACATTGAACAAATAGAACTTCTCAAACAATGGGAATCAGAAGCCAACGACGCGGGACACCCGTTTCCGGAGGCTGCTGCCTGTGAAGCCGCGCTCGAATCGGCATACGGCAAGAGTTATTTAGCTATACACGGATTGAATCTATTCGGAATGAAACAGCACAAAGAGCATCTGTTTGAGACGCTTACTCTGCCAACTCGTGAGGCGACTGGCAAGAATGATTTGTTAGGCAATCCGATCTTTGAGACGATTGAAGCCCCGTTCATCAAATACCCGACGCTAAAAGATTGCTTTGCAGATCGTTTGGCGACACTCAAGCGCTTACAGGACGAGCCGGATTTCACTCGGTACAAGATTGCTCTGAATGCAACGACACCCGAGGACTTCATTGTCAATGTGAGCAAGAAATGGTCAACCGACCCGAACCGGGGAGCCAAGGTGCTTTCGATCTTGAAGCAGTTTCAGGAAGCAACTGTGACCGCATGAATTTTCTAGGCAAAGTCTTTAACTGGCTTCAGGGCAGAACCACGGGATTCCTGATTGGGTTCTTCTCAATCGGAAACGTGCTGCAATGGCTACACAGACTTGATGCGACTTACATAAGTTTTATGGTTGCATTCATGTCTTGTGTGCTCGGGCACTCGATAAAAGAGGATTTCTTTTCTAAGAACGATGACGCTACCCCATAATTGCTTTCTCCCACTCCTCCGGGGAGACCGGGCAGGGCGCGACAAACCTGTCGAGGCTCTGCCCTTTGCTTTTTGTGGCGATTCCTTCTCTTAGGAGCAGACAATCCCTTTTCAAAGCACTCGTACAGAACCTTGAGCCGGGAGCGGACGGACCTGAACTGATAGACCGTCAGACTGAGCTTGCTTGCCGTTTCCTTGATTGTGTCGGTATCGGAAATGAAGTCAACGACCGGGAGGAGTTCCGGTTCATTTTTCTCGACGTAAGCTCTGAATTCTCCGACCCTAACCATCATATAAATATCCTGATTCGTCCGTCCTTGGTCACAGATGGGGTCTCTCTGTTCCTCTTCAGCGTGAGCGGGAATCTGGTCGAATGACAGATTAGGCGAGTTCCTTAGAACATCACGAATCGCATCCTTGCGATTCTTATGAAGATGTTCCACGAAGTGATTTTTTAGGCAGGTATTAACGTAATAGAAGAAGCTCTTGGAGTTGGCTCCTCCGAGCCGGGTTGGGTCAAAACAGGAGATGACATCCACAAACCCATTTTTTCTTTTCAACGACCGCTCCGGAAGGATCATCAGATGGAGCGTAAGGTCAGACACCCAATCTTGAACGTCAGCCGTGTTCCTACGGTAACTGTTTTGGATGTGCTTATGCACCCAAGACGTGACGTAATTTGGGAACCGCTCATAGAACTCGTTGAAATTCTTGGGAACGACAAAGCCGTCTTTGCGTGATACGTAATGACCCGATGAATCAATTATGAAAGCTGAATTAAGTTTTGGTTTTTGACTTCTTTGCATTCTTCTTTTTGCAGATATGCGCCTCGTCTCTTGGCTGTAAGCAACGCTCACAGCGTGTGCCGATCTTGATTTCCCACTCCTGTTCCGAGTTAGTTTTTGGCATCGGGAAATACATTGGTCCGGGTTTGAGATACTGAGTCACTTTCTTTGCTCCTCTACCTATGGATTGAAAGTTCATTTATTTCAGACTTTCGGACTCAGTCCACACGGCTTGTCCATTCCGTCTTTCATCCTTGCTAATACCTAAAAAGTCAGAATATTCATTGATTACCGCCTCCCCCTCAGGAAACCGAACCCCGTATCTATTGGTGCGGGGTCATTTCGTATGGACGTGGACGGGACTGAGATTTTTGTCGAAGAAGATGACAATGCAGCCGTCGAGCTGAAGTTCACAAATTGCAGTAGAAAAGGAAAAAGCCCATCCGCTCGGGATGGGCTTTCGCGTATAAATCGGTTTACATTTGAAACGGCTGTTGATTGAAATCGGAGCCCGTTCCGGATAGAGATTTTTTGAAGATATAACTTACGTCACTCGGACCGTGTACAGGAATGTACGCTACGGTCACCAACTCCCATCCCTCCTTACCTAATTCGTTGAGCCGTTGTTCTTGAGATTTTCCTTCTTTAGTCCACGCGGATTCGAGTTCAAATTTGTATTCCCAAGTCGTCATAGAGCCGGATTATAAATCGCGCTCACTGAGAAGCAACAAGGGACATTCCTGCGCTGCTCAGCAGAATAACGCTATCCTCGTGCATCTCTAGTTGCTTTGCAGCTCTATGGAGAGCCCGAGTCGAAATATGCGTGTAATGGCGAATCATAGCCGCTGACATATGCCCGACTTGACTCATCATTACTTCGATGGGGAGACCCGCCTCGGCTGCTCTCGTGATGTACGTGTGTCTCAAATTGTGGAATCGGTGATTGAGTTTCAATGCCTCGCAAAGAGTTTCCCACTCACCATTCCATGAAGCTTGCGGGTGAGTTGGGTCGTAACCCGTCCTCCCGTGCAATGGGTCCGTTTCCTTGGTGTGTTTATCGAGCAGAGTCGGCAATAGGAAGTGAGTCGGTTCAGTTGCTCCCAAGCGCTTGGCACGGCTCATGAGCTTACGGAGTGCCCATACCGCGAGAGTGTCCAGCACAACCCGTCTGTTTCCTTTTTTCGTTTTCGTGGCTGTTGTTTTCTTCCCGTCTATGTCGACAAACCGAGGAATGAGAATTTCTTTCTTGTCCAAATCAATTGCTTTGAGTTGCAGCTTTTTTATCTCTCCGCCTCGCATGCCAGTTGCGAGAGCGAGGACGGCGGCATAAGGGGCAACAGCATTCTCGTCAGAAACCCGAGCGTATTGAACGAGCCTCTGTTGTTCCTCAGGGGTGAATGGAACAATGTCCTCGTTCTCTTCAAGCCTTAGCTTTTTGTACGTCACTTGCAGATTTGCCGCTTTTAACATGGCGGAAAGGACCGTCGTCTCGTTATTGATGGTCTTGTGTGAGGCTTCATCCTCAAGCCGCCTATCTTGGTAACGAGTGAAAGCCGTGGTGAGGTTTTTTAACTTGGTCTCCGGCTTGAGGTTTGCGACCAGATTCGCGCAAATACTTACCTCGGAGGCATAACTCCCCGGTTGGAGCCGGAGCTTACGGCTGGTCTTCCAAGCTTCGACCGCCTGTTTCAGAGTCCAATTGCCCCGCTCATTTGGGAGTTTATTTTGCTTGAGGTCAGAGAGGAACTGAGCTTTCTTGTCCTTGGCTTCCTTGTAATCACTGGTGCCCGTCGCATGGTCTTTCCAATCTCCATCCTCGGTCTTGTACTTGAAATACCAGCGGGGTCCCCGTTTATAAAGTCCATCAGTTCTCTTTGGCATGACATTTTCCTTTATCTGGTGTGTTCCGAAATGAATCGTTCGACATCGCTGAGGCGGTATCGGAGGACGGAGCCATAAAGGAAATGGGCGGGGGCCTTGCCGGACTTACGCCAACGGCGGATAGTGGCGAGGCTGATTGCGAGGAGTTTTGCGGTCTGACGCTCGGTGAGTAACTGTTCCAT